GTTAGTGTAAATTTTGATATGGATAAACTTGCAGAAACAGCAATATAACGGAGTGCAATAAATGGCTAGACAAGAAGTAAACATTGGTGTAGAGGGTAACGACGGCACCGGAGATAGTATTAGAGAATCGTTTCGAAAAACCAACGAAAACTTTTCAGAACTATATGCAGTCTTTGGACAAGGTGGTACTATTAACTTTACTGCTTTAGCAGATACTCCAAACCAATTAACAGCAAATACAGTTCCACTTGTTAATGATGCAGGTACAGCTATCCAACTTGCAACACTTGCATCTAACTCTGCACTTGGTGGCGGAGCTCAAGATACTATTGTGTTTAGTTACAATGTCGCTGGCAAACTTATTATATCAACTGCATTTACAGAAATGTCAGATGATTTGACTCCAACATTAGGCGGCCCACTTTTAGCAAACGATAAACCTATAGCAAAAGTAGCTGTATCAGATGCGGCTGCCCAACAGTATGCAACTAGTCATGGCGATAATACTGTAACAATTGACGACTTAGTTATTAGCAAAGGATATGCAGATAGTAGATACCTTATAAACGATACCACAGGAACTTCTCCAGTCAGAATAAATGACGAGCCAGCAACAGTTACACAGTATACTTTAACAATTAATAGATATTTAAATAACAACATTGAGGTTCTAAATCATGGATATGATTCAAGTATAAATGGTACAGCATACAAGTTCAATGCAGAAGATACAGATCCGTCCGGTTTAGTTACAGGAACAGTTTATTACATAAGACGTGTAGATGCAAATAATTTTACATTGCATACAACTTCCGCTAGTGCCGCGGATCAGAACTTAGACGTTGCAAATGCAACAAAGGTTGCAGTATCTGGAACAATTGATGCTGCTGATACACATACACTTGTTGATAACACATATGATGCTACACTTGCAGGAAACTTTTTAAATAATGTAGCTTTACCACGTAAGAGTATTACACGTAGACAAGGTGATACAATGACAGGTCCATTGTATCTAAATGATCATCCAGGAGAACTTGCAGGCGGAGGTGCTCCAAATGGTAATGAAGATCTACAGGCAGCAACAAAATTTTACGTAGATAACACCGCTTATTCGAGTTCAACAAATTTATTTGTCACCACAACAGGTGATGACCTAATGAAAAATGTGCCGCAAGGTAAAGAAGGTACAGGTTGGACCTATGCTTACAGAACTATTAAAGCGGCTATGCAGAAAGCCCAAGAATTAGTAAGGGCATCGGCACCTGCTACTGCTGACCTAGCTCCCTACAAACAAATTATTACAAAAGATAATGGTGATAAAGATGCTGAAGTTACAATAGCAGATGTAGTGTCTCCAGTTTATGAACAGACACGTAGAATTATTAATAACAATAGAGACTTTATTATTAAAGAACTAACAGGTTATTTAAAATTTACATATCCTAACTTTACATATAACATACCACGTTGCGAATTAGATTCACAATTAATATTAGATAGTATAGCATTAGACATAAACAGAGGATTAAATGCTAACACTCTTACTAGAGCGGCTGCTGAAAGATATTATTCAACAGCTAGTGCTAGAAAAGCAATTACAACACAACTTACCCAAACACTAGCTTCTATTACATTTAAGAAAGATCTAGTCACTGCATTATTACAGCAAGATTTATATCAAGAAAAAACAGTAGCTAGTATTACTATTGCATCACCGGCTGTGGTTGGTACAACTACTGCACATGGATTAGTCGATAAAAACCAAGTCACATTTGTAGTATCAGGCGGTATGACGGAAATAAATGGCAAAACTGCCTACATTAAAAAATTAACAGATCAAACCTTTGAATTGTTTACTGACGAATCCTTAACAACTCCATTTAGCACAACTTCAGGTTATTCTGCTTTTACAACAGGTAAAGTTGGTCCTATCTATCAAACTGAAGTACAACGTTGGACTAATGTTGGTGGTGATGGAGATGCGACAGCAAGGGTGGCAATTGGTGCAAAATTTGATCTAATAACAAACATTATTACTAATGGCATTGACTCTGGTTCAGATGAAGTGTTTGGTAGCAATTACAAGGTTGTTTTAAATAACGGTTCTTTAAATTATGTTGATCAAGGAATACCTACCAACAACGATTTACTACCTGGAAAAATAATTACTGGTAAGATTTCTGGAGCGGTGGCTAAAATTGTAAGTTTGACATCTAATGATGCCACCAACGGCAACAATGATACTTTAGCAGTACAACTACTTTTTCCAAAAGATTTTGAAGTAGGGGAAAGCATCTTATACGGAAATACCAGTAAGAGCAAACAAATTACCTTGCACATTGAGTCAGGCGTATATGAGGAAGACTATCCAATTAAAGTTCCGGAGAATGTTACTATACGAGGTGACGACTATAGACGAGTAATTATCAGACCAAAAGATAGAGCTTCACAATCTCCGTGGGCTAGTACATATCTATACAGAGATAGAGAGTTTGATGGTTTGAATACTGCTAATACCGGAGCACCGTTTTTCAATCAATCAGGAAAGAAACAAGGCTTCTTTGGTTATCATTATCTAACTGATGCTGACAAACCTATTTCAGTTGGACCAACTATTACAAATGTTGGTAATTATACAACAGCTGCAGAAATAGTTAGACTTAATAAAAAATTTATTCAAGAAGAAGTTATTGCATGGGTTGATGCAAACAAACCAAATATTACTTACGATGAACCAACTTGGCGATCAAGAGTAGAATTAATTTTAAATGACATTGCTAACGATATGGTGTTAGAAACAAACTACAACGCTGTCAACAGAGGTTTGTATTATCAACAAACTCCACAAGCTACGGCTGTCGCTGCGAATAAAGAAGCAACCATTAGTGCCATTAGATACATTGGTTATCTTGTTAGAAACATAGCCGCTGTAGAATTATCTGCAGAAGGAATTGCAAGGATTGATGATTCAATTACAGAAATTGTAGATATAATTACGAATGGTTCTGTAAACACTGGTAGCGGAGCAGGACCTTTAGAATTTAATTATCCTGTTGGGACTACAGGTGCTGACGTAAATGCAGATGCAACTAAGGCAAGAAAACAATTACAAGCAAATAATAGTTTCTTACAAGCAGAGATAGCAGAATGGGTAAACACCAATCATTCAGGTGCAAGTCTTGATGCAACTAGATTAAAATTTGAAATAGGTAGAGTTATAGATGCGGCTAGTTATGATTTACAATATGGCGGTAATAGTGCAACTAGAAGAGTAGCTCTAAGTTTATATGACTCTGCAACTGAATTATGGACAGCGAGTGCCGCACAAAGAACAGCGGTAGCAGGTGCTTTGAACTATCTTTCAACTATAGGTGAAACAGTTTTAGTTGATAATGTTGTTACAAGTTTACAATCTGATGTTGCACAAAATATTACATTAGAAGCATCCTCTACAAGTGAACAAGCAGAATTTAGCGGACTTTTACAAATAGTTGAAGACGTAGTTACAGCAAATAGTACATCAGGCATAGCGGCAGAGACTCTTCCAAACTTTACATACGCTGAATCACAATTTACTACAGCACGAACAGCTATATTACAAGCAAGCCAAATTTTATCAATACAAAATAGTGTTATTAGTTTTGTAAACACCAACTTCGTTAATTATGTTCATGGTGTTGCAAAATGTAGAAGAGATGTCGGCTTGATTGTTGATGCTATTAGAAATGATCTAATTAGAGGTGGAGCAGAATTTACAACAGAATCTGCAGGTGAATACTATTATTACTATGTTGCAAAATATGCAGATGGAGGATTCTTAGGACAAGAAGCAATTACAAGAGATTCTATAACACAAATAGGTGTCTTCTTAAATCAGTTATTTACAGGTAGCTATCCATCAGGAAGTATTTTACAAAACACAGGAGCATCAACTTATCAGCCACCAGTACTAACTGGAGGTGTAGCTGAATCTGGTACAGGCACACTAGCAACCAATTTAGTTGGTAGAGTTACGTATGCTTTTAATGTAAACTATAATCCTGCAAAAAGAAATAATCAAATGGACGTATTCTTAATGAATGACGGAACAATTATTTCTAATGTAAGTTGTCAAGGACACGGCGGATTTATGACTGTGCTTGATCCAGCAGGACAAATTTTAACTAAGTCGCCTTACATTTTTGCATGTTCTAGTTTTAGTAAAAGTGAAAACAAAAAGACTTTTGCTGGAGGTATGTTCTTAGATGCTTACGTAGCCAATCTACCAGTATACGTACCAGAAACAATTGATCCAGGTGCAGCGTTAGGTGGCCCACAAAATGGTAAGATTAATAATTTTACACTATGGATAAGAAGTTTACCAGGCGAAGGTTTGTTTTTACGAGCACCTTTATTACCATGTCCATTTTACGTAGAAGGACGTAGATATCAAATTAATGCTATATCCGATTATGATAGTGGTAACGGTTGGTGTAAAATTTACTTAGATGCAGATTCAAACAGTGGTACAGGTTACGATGAAAGCCAGTTTGGTGATGGAAGATATTATAGAGACGTTTTCCTACAAACTTCTGGTAACAGATCTTTACTTGCTCAAAACTTTACGCAGATAAACGATTTAGGTTACGGTTTAGTTGCTAACAACGGTGCAGTATCTGAACAAGTATCTACATTTACATATTATAACCACGCGGCATTCTATGCATTTAACGGTTCTGAAATTAGAGCTTTAAACTGTTCTAATGGTTATGGTAACTTTGGATTGGTGGCTGAAGGAGCAGATCCAAACGAGATTCCAGATCAAGTTACACTACGTGACAAAACTATGCAACCTGCTAAGACTGTAACAACAACAACATTTACTAATGCAGTTAACGACACAGAAATATATGTAACAGAACTAGCACAAGCACCTTTGCCTAACTCACATGTAACTATCGAGCATGGTGGTTCGACAGGAACATTAAATTACTTAATTAATGCTGTTGAAAGCATGAGTGACTCAGACAACGATCAAAACTTTGGTGAGACTGGCGATGTACATGTAACAGGCGCTGAGTCAGTAACCAATATTGGTGCGGCAGACGGATCAAGATCTGCAGGCACATACACTGATGTTCAAGGTGCAGGTGGAGCATCTAAAAATATAAGTGGTGCGACTCAGACTAATCCTGTGAGAATTACAACGACAGCACCACATAATTTAAGAGACGGTTCTAGAATAGTAATTGCTGGTGTTAGTGGAATGACCCAATTAACTAATAATCCATACTACGCCAAAACAGTTTCTAGTGCTGTAGGCGAAACACAATTTGATTTGTACTCTGATGAAGCATTAACTACAACAGTTGATGGTACAGGCTATGGAGCATATACTTCAGGTGGTACTATTACTGGCGGAGGAGCATCCTTTAACATCACAGTTGATGGTACTGGAGCGGCAACTTCTGTTACTGTCAACAAAGGCGGGCAGAATTATGCAACAGGCGAAACTATTACAATAGCAGATGCTGATATAGGAAATGGCGGCGGAGCCAATCTAACCTTTGACTTAGTGGCAGTTGCAAATACGCTAGGCATAGGAAATATTAGTAACAGAATTTATAAATTAAGTATTGCTGTTGACTCTGCACAGGCAAATGATTTCTTTGATAAGATACAAGCAACTATTTCGACAGGAACACTTGTCAAATTTAGAAATGTAAAATCCCATGTGTTTAATGGAATCACAGATCCAACACAGTTAAGTGTAAGACCAAACACAGCAATTAACTTTGATGAAAGTGATACTGTTACATATAGAAGTATTGATTTCCAGAACACAGATCCATATGCTCAAGCAGTTGGTGCAAACAGTATCTTTACTACACTCGACTCAGGATTTGAGACACTTGATATACAATCAACTGGTGATACTAATCTTGTAGGCGGTAATGGTAGTGCCCAAGGTGATACAAAAATTGCTATCAAACAGCTAACTAGAGCCAGTGACATCACAAGAATAACCAGAGACATAGCAGGATTACAACCAGGAGACGGCGGTTATGCTGGCGGAATGTTATTTACACACAATGGTAAAATACATCAAGTCACAAATTATGAAAGTGATTCTACAGTTGCTTATATCACAATACAAGATGTGGCAGGCACAAACATTAATAAGTCATATTCAGGCACTGGTTTAAACAGCGGATTGTCATCATCAACATCTGAATTATTTAAACTTGGTATCAATGCTAATTCAACAGCAGAACTTACTGTAAGTATTTCTCTTGTGAGAGCAACAGGACATGACTTTACGCAAATTGGTACAGGATCATTTAACGATTCAAACTATCCAAACATTATCTTAGGTAAAGCTGAAAATACTCTAGCAGAATTTTACACAACAGACAATACAGCTTCTAAAGCACAGGTTTGGGAAAGACGTAAAGGTAGAGTATTCTTTGTAAGTACAGACCAATTTGGATTCTTTAGAGTAGGTAAGTTCTTTAGTGTTGATCAAGCAACAGGATTAATTACATTCTCTGGAGAAATTGGATTATCAAATGCTAATGCACTTGGATTTACCAAAGGTGTTACAATTAACGAATTCTCTGCAGATGACTCTATGTCAGATGCTTCTGCTAGTGCAGTTCCTACTGAAAAATCGGTTGTTGCATATGTAAACAGAAGATTAGGTAGTACTGAAGGTGGCGCACAAGTGCAAGCCTCGCCAGGTGGTAATAGAATTGGTCAAGGTTTTGTTCCTTTGAATGGAACGTTTCCAATGGAAGGCGCATTGGTTATGGGAACCAATCAAATTACTGGAGTTGCAAATCCTGGTACTGATGGAACAGCGGCAACAAATAAAAATTATGTTGATGCAAGAGTTGGTGAATTTGACGAAGTAAAAAAATTAAGAAGTGTTGAAACTAACAGCCAAACTAAAGATGATCTACTAGTTGCAACAGGCAAGAAAAGAATTTTCATAACTCCAACAAGCGGAGGCACATGGAGTGTAGGACAAACTATTACGATAAATGGGAATGCTGCGATAAATGGTAGTATAGTTGATTTAGAAAACACAACAGATCAACTATTAGGTAGTGTAGGTAATGGATATAGTGTTACTATTGTAACCTATACTGTAGGAGCAGGAGCGTTTAGTTTAAGCGATGTTTTAAGTAATGGCACAGCCACAGCAACAATTTTGACAGCTCCAACTGATGAATGGGCTAACGCTTCAGAAGCATCTAGCAGTGATATTAATCTTAACACCACTAGGACAGCAACTGATGCAGAATTTGATTTACAAATTGCTCCTGGTGTAATAGTCAACGCTGATGTAAACACCAGTGCAGGAATTGTTCAAAGTAAACTATCTCTGCAATCTGCAAACACATTTGATGAAGATGATGCAACTAATGGATACAGCGGTTCTGCTACAAAAACACAGGCAGATTTAGGATTAGCAAAATTCAGTGATGAAAACTTTGAAACAAGCGATGGATTCGTAAGAATCAAAGACGGAGGAATTGCTGTTGCTGAACTTACAAATATTAACACAGGTAATGTATTAGGTAGAACAACAGCAGGAGCAGGATCAGTTGAACAAATATCCTTTGCAGATGCATTGACTGCTGGTGGAGGTTTAGTTGACGGCGATTTTACAAACACGGTAGTTTCTAGTGATACTGGATTTCCAGGATCAGCCCTGGTAAAACTTTCAGCAGGAAATTATGGTGTAAGTGTAATTTCAACTGCATCTACTGGTGATACGATTGCTAGAAGAAAAACTTCAGGAGCAATCCAAGCTAACAGCTATATTATTGGTGGTACTGATACATACGAAATTTTAGCAGAAGCTTCAGGTACACTTACATTTAAAACGCCGGCACAAGGAACAATCTTAACAGCAGTTGGCGGAAGTGTGTCACCTACTGTGACATATCCAATTGTGAAGATTCCAGGCAATCTAGATGTTGGTGAAACTAATATAAGCACAGAGTCAACTTTCCATGCAGGTTCTAGTTACACAGGCGAGTCATTTATTGCAAGTGATTGGATTTACAGTAACTTTATCGAAGCTAACGGAGAGAGAGATGCAACTGGTACTGGTATAGGTTTAGGTGCTGGCACAGGATTTACAGATGCGGCAGCAGATGTTATCCAGATTGTTACTGGTGGTGCTGTTAGAGTACAAGTAGCAGATACACTTACTAAGGTTACAAATGCTTTACAAGTAGACGGTAATACAACACTTGGTTCAGATGGATCAGATACAGTAACTATTAATGGTAGAATAAATGCAAACATTTTACCTAATGCAGATAATACAATTAACTTAGGTCAAGGAGGTGGTACTCCACTTAAATTCAATACTGTATATGCTACAACATTCTCTGGTACAGCTACTACAGCAAGATACGCTGACTTAGCTGAGAAATACTTAGCTGATAAAGAATATGAGGCAGGAACTGTTGTTGTACTAGGAGGTACCGAAGAAATTACAACAACATCTACCAAAGACGATCATAGGGTAGCAGGTGTTGTATCAACTAACCCTGCGTACTTAATGAACTCAGAACTAGAAGGTACATATCCAACAGATGTTGCAATGACAGGTAGAGTACCTTGTAAGGTTATAGGCTTAATACAAAAAGGAGACATGCTGGTAGCTAGTGGAGTTCCAGGGCATGCGGTAGTAAACAACGATCCTAAGCCAGGAACTATAATTGGTAAAGCTCTTGAAAACAAACCAGATAGTGGTAAAGGAACTATTGAAATTATTGTAGGAAAAATATAATGGCAAAAAAAGTAATAAACATTGGTAAGTCACAAAATAAAGGCGATGGTGATCCTTTACGCACAGCTTTTTCAAAAGTAAACGATAACTTTGATGAACTTTACAGCGGCACATTTACCGACACAACAAATTTTGGAACAAGTATTATTCCTAGCACAGATAATGCAATTAGTTTAGGTGCATCAACAAAACGTTGGTCAGAGTTATATGTGAAAGATTTTATCTTTATAAACGGAGTAAGGCTTAGCGGTTCAGCATCTGGAGATCTTGTTGTAGGCGGAAATGTAGTACAGGCTAAAGATATTGTTGGTAGTATTTTTGCTGATGATTCCAAACTAATGATGGATGGGCTCACAGGTACATTGTACGGTCCTATGATAGGAGATGTAACTGGAAGCGTATTTGCAGACAATAGTACTGTTTTGGTAGATAGTGTAGCCGGTAAAATTGTTTTATCTAATAACACAACAGACGATTTGGCGGAAGGCGTATCAAATGAATATTTTACAGATGCAAAGTTTAATGCAAAATTTTCTGCAAAAAATACTGACAACCTTGCACAAGGAGCTACAAATAAATATTACAGTAGTATACTTGCACTAGCAGATATCAATACGGCAGTTACACAAACCTACGTAAACGGTTTAAATGTAACAGCTGCACAAGTAGGTAACATTACAGCATCAGCAAGTGTAATAGATACTGATGATAGTAGCACAATTACATTTACTCCATCAGTAAAAATGAGTAGTGACTTAACAGTTGAAAACGATATTATTCCAAATAACATTGTTGGTTATATAAGTAATACCGAATTAAAAAATATTGTAGCGGCAAGCACAGACTTTGCAGACTTCAAAACTAGGATTGCGACACTACCATAATGAGATACGATAAATATACAAAACAGGATGTAACTAATGGCAAATAGATTTCCAATTATACTTGATACAAATGATAACAACCGTCTTAAGGAATTGCCAAACGGTGATAGCATAGATTTAGCTAATGGTGGTATTAGAAATGCAACCTTTGTAGAAACTACACAATTAATACTAGCGGGAACTACACTAACTCCATTTAGTGGGTCATATACTGATCTAACAAACAAACCAAATATACCGTCAGACGTCAACGAACTTACTGATACACAAAATTTATTAACTGGGACTAGTTTTGCAACTATTACAGATAAACCAACAACGCTTTCAGGTTATGGAATCACAGATGGGTTTGACGGAAGGTACACAAGTTTAACTAATACTCCTAATTTTGCTCCTGTTGCAACATCAGGAACTTTTGCTAGTTTGACCACTAAACCCACAACTGTTTCTGGTTATGGAATTACCGACGCACTTACAGGTGCATCTAATCTAGCTGATTTAGCAAATGTAAATAACGCAACTCCTACAGATGGACAATTACTTTCTTGGGATAACACAAACGGCTATTGGAAGCCTATCACTGCATCAGGCACAGGTACTGTTACAAGTGTAACAGCAGGTACAGGCTTAACAGGAGGTACTATTACAGGCGCTGGTACTTTAAATGTTAATGTTGGCACTGGTGCAAATCAGATTGTCCAATTAGATGCAGATGGTAAGTTACCTAGCTTAGACGGTGTTGTTTTATACAATCTTAACATTACTTCATTAAACAATTCGGGCGATGTTACATATTCAAATCCACAACTAGGACAAGTATTAAAATATGACGGAGCAAAATGGACTAACGCAAATGACACTGGTGGCGGTGGATC